GCTCATGCAGAAGGCGTGCGACAGATTCCTTGCCAAGCGCGGACTGTACAACCCCGGGTTCCGCCGCTCGGAATGGCTCTTCGGCCGCATGGCCATTGGACAACAACGGAGGGCCGCAGCGTGAGCAGCATGATGTGTCCCGACCTAGTTGTCGGAGAAGTCGGCTTTGGCCCCGCTTTCGGCGCCTACAACGAACTCGCTCTTGAGGCGCAGGTTCGCGAGCTGATCAAGCGCAACAACCGGCTAAAGCGCGCCCTGATGCGCTGCGCCGCGCTGTCCGAAGATGTCGCCAACGAGAAACACGAAGCCCTGCTCATGGCAGACCAGCCGCTATGAGCGCCGGCAAGGGTGACAGCCCACGGCCGGTCAATGGCGACCGCTACCGGCGCAACTACGAGGACATCTTCTCGCCGCCCTACCCTGCGTGGATCTGCCGCCCGTGCGGTGAGGCTTACGGCCGCGGCATGCCAGCCGACCACATCTCCACATGGCACCAAGGCGTCTGCGGAATTTGCGACCAAGAGACCTCGGTGACCGAACCGCGGGACTACAAGCACCTAAAAAAATGGCCCATCCTCCCAAAAAACCCTTGATTCCAATGCCAACATACGCCAACATTTGCCTACAGATCACGCCACGACAGAAAGCCGCACCACGTCATGGCCACTGAACACCAACCACCGCCACCACCCGAACACCACATCACACCATGGCTCGAAGAAACATTTCGCCTCGTAGACGCAGCCTGCGACCGCTGGGAGCGCCGTCGCGCGCGTCTCGCCCGGAGGAAAGCGGAAAATGAACGCGCTGCTGCTCACTTACCTGTTCGTCATTCTGGCAACAATCATTGTCATAGTGATCATCGAAAACACTGACGACGGAGGCGCCGCCTAATATGATCACACCACACGACGCAAAGACCGAAGCCTACGTCCTCGGCGCGCTGATGAACCACGGCGACCTCCTCGCCGAACTTCCCGAGCTGACCGACGAATACTTTTTCCGCCCCGACCACAAGACCGTCTTCAGCGCGATCAGCGAGATTGTCGTCGATGGCGGCACACCGGATCTCATCCAGGTCACCCGCCTACTGGAAGCGCGCAAGGAACTCGTCAAAGTCGGCGGTCCCGGCGCCGTCACCGAGATGATCGGCGCCGCGCTCACCCGCAACATCGACTACCAGCTTGGCATCCTGCGCGACTACGCGGCCCGCCGGAAGATTATCACCGCCGCCGACCGGATGAAAGCCGCCGCCATGGACACCACCCAAGATGCCGACGAAGCGCTCGCCACCGCCGGCACTGCGGTTCTCGACATCGACCTCGCCGGCAAGTCCGACACCATCCAGCCCGCCAGCGCGATGATGCACGGCGCCCTCGCCGAGTTGCACCGCAGCGTGGCCGAGCGCGGCAAGCCCCGTGGCATCGTCACCGGCTACAAGACCTTCGACCTCTGGACCGGCGGACTGCGCGAAGGTCAGTTCGTTTTGGTCGCCGCTCGTCCTGCCATGGGTAAGAGCGCCTTGCTCGTCAACATCGCTGACCGACTTGTTGCCCGCGGCATTCCGGTGCTGCTGTTCTCCCTTGAAATGCTGAAGCTGGAGCTGATCCAGCGCATCATTTGCGCGCGGGCATCCTTCGACAGCACCCGCCTCAAACTCGGCGACATTGAGCACGACGAGATGCGCCGCCTTGAGCATGAGCACATGCGTCTCGCCGGCCAGCCGCTCTTCATCGATGACCAGGGCGGTCTTTCCATCATGGATGTCCGCGCGCGTGCGCGCCGCGCCGTCAAAAAGCACGGCGTGAAAGTCGTCCTCGTTGACTACCTGCAGCTTCTCTCCGCGAAGAACGCGCAGTCACGCGAGAATGAGGTCGGCTTCGTCTCCCGCGGCCTCAAGAGCATGGCTATGGAGCTGAAGGTTCCGGTGCTTGCCGCCGCCCAGTTGAACCGAAAGGCCGAAGAGCGCGGCGACAACCGCCCCAAGATGGCCGATCTCCGCGACTCTGGCCAGATCGAGGCGGACGCCGACATCGTCACGCTGCTCTACCGCAAGAGCTACTACGAAACGGAAAGCAACCCGCAGGACAGCCACGAAGCCGAGTGGACCGTAGCCAAGCACCGCGCCGGCCGCACCGGAGTCATCCCGCTTATGTGGCATCCGCCGTATACCCGATTCGACACCGTCAGCGACCGATTCACAGACGAGCCGGACGTGCCGTGGGGACAGGAAAAGGCCGGCGACCTATTCCCCGTCTCGCCGAAACTCATGGAGGCCATCAATGAATAGCCGTGCAAAAGGCGCCCGCGGAGAGCGCATGTGGCGCGACGAGCTGCGCGAAGCCTTCGGCGACTCCGGTATCCGCCGCGGCCAGCAGTTCAGCGGCCTTGGCGACTCGCCCGATGTTGTCTGCCCGTGCCTCCCCGACTTCCACTTTGAGGTGAAGTTCTGCCAGGTCGTGAAAATCCGCGAATGGATGGCCCAAGCCATCCGCGACGCCAAGGCCAAGCTCTTCCCGGTCGTTGCCCACAAGCGCAACGGCGAGGAGTGGTTTATCACGCTGCGCGCGCAGGATTTCCTCACCATCCTTCGCCGCTCCGATTTTTTAGTAGTAACACAAAAACCCAAATAACCACATGAAAATAAAGCAACCGAAATACAAGACCGTCACGCTCGCTACTCCGTTTGGCAAAGCTGGATGGGTCTACGTCAACGCTCCCAAGATGTTTGAGGGCGACAAGAGGGCGGCGTATCGCGCCGAGCTGTACGTCACCAACAACGACGCCGAAGGTGTCATCGCGGCAATCGAAAAATCGTACGCATCCGAATACAAGGCATGGTGCGAGGAGGTCGGCAAGAAAGCGCAGAAGGCCGCCTTCCCGTGGCTCGAGAACGACGGCGTCACCAAGTTCAACTTCAAGGTCGCCGACGCTTGGCCAGATGGCACCAGTCGCCAGCCCGAGCTGACGGACATGGACAAAAAGCCGATCACCGCCAACATCGGAAAAGACAGCATCATCCGCATCATGTTCCGCCCGCATTACTACAATGCGTCGGCTGGCTTCGGCGTTCAGCTTCAGCCGATCAAGGTGCAAGTCAAAGACCTCGTCACATTTGGCGGCGGATCTTCCGCAGACATCGACTTTGAAGATGTCTCCGATTCCGAAACGCTGAAAACCGGAACCGACAACAAAGAAGTCACTTGGTAACCCTCATGCCAGCCAAAAACACCACAGTCAAAAGGGGGGCGGCAAAACGCCGCTCCCCTTCGGCCAAGGCCGCCAAGCCCGCCGAGCCGGATCGCTTCACCGAGGACGGACGCAAAATCGTCCGCCTTGAGAAAACCCGCGCCCACCAAAAGTATCCGCTGAAAGACGGCACCGACGTTCCCGGCGCCTCAACCATCGCCAAGATCGGCGAGGACAGCAGCGGCCTCATTCATTGGGCATGGAAGCTCGGCATGGACGGTCAGGATTACCGCAAGGTGCGCGACAAGGCCGCCGACATCGGCACCGTGGCGCATTTTATGATCGAGTGCTTCCTGCACAACCACGAACCCGACCTCTCAGAGTTCTCCCCGGCAGACGTTGAGAAGGCCACCATCGCCTACAACAACTTCCGCCGCTGGTGGGACAGCGAGGGCTTCACCGTCATTGAGCCAGAAGTTCAGCTCGTCTCCGAAGAGTTCCTCTTCGGCGGCACTATCGACGCCCCCGCGCGCGACCGCGACGGCAAGATTGTCTTGTTGGATTGGAAGACCAGCAAAGCCATCGTCCCAGCGCACAAGATCCAGTTGGCCGGCTACGAGCAACTCTGGAACGAGAACCGCCCGGACATGAAAGTCCAACGCCGCGGCATCGTCCGCATCGGCAAAGAGTCACCGGATGACTTTGAGGTGTCCTGGATCTTCTCCGCGGAGCCGCTGTGGGAAAACTTCAAGGCTCGCCTCGCGCTCCACTACGCGAACCTGCGCCTCAAAAAAGCCGCCTAAATGAAACGCACCCGCCGGTTCGTCGTCCGAGAGCAGACCTTTGGTCTGGTCGTGGAGTTCTATTGCGGAACCCCGCAATTATCGGCGATCCGGCGGTGTGCGAACATCCTCCAGCTCGACCCCAAAGACCCCGACAACCAGCCCGACGACTCAGACGCCGCCTGGGCGATGTGCTTGGGCAGCCAAGCGGTCGTTTGGATCGAAGACGCCGCGGACACCGGCTCGCTCGTCCATGAGTTGTATCACGTTGTGCAGGATTTTCTAAAGCACATCACCAGCAGCGACGAGGAGACCGGCGCTTACTTGATCCAATACCTTTTCCGAGAAGCCATCAAAAAGAACAAGCCATGAAAAAAACCGCAGGACTGTACGCAAACATTCACGCTAAAAAAGCCCGCATCGCCGCCGGAAGCGGTGAACGCATGCGCAAGCCCGGTTCCGCCGGCGCGCCCACCGCCAAAGCCTTCCGCGCCTCAGCGAAGACCGCCAAAGCCCGCCGATGACCTCCGGCGCCCTCATCGCCTTGGTCGGCTTCATCTACTTCGCCGTTGCCATCGACCTCGGCCTCATCCAGCACCGCTACTGGCACGGCTTGATCTGGCTCGGCTACAGCATCGCGCAAATCGGCCTCTGGCGCGTCACGATTTATGAGTAAATACGATATTATGACACCGGAAATTGCCGAGATCGACAAGACCATCACGCTGCTAAAAACGCAGCGCAGCAAACTTGTCGCCGCCGCGGCAAAGAAGAAGGCAGACGCTTTGTGCGCCGAGATGCGCAAGCGCAAGCAAGCAAAATGACTTTATCTGACGGCTCAAGCGGGTTCTCGTCGCGGTTCATGTGGTGTGGCCGCGCGGACATTCCGGGGATGCCCAGCCTCACCGCGCGAGACGAGTGGGGCGCCGTCACTATTTTCCAATGATCTCTTGGCCACCCCAAAACTTCCGCGTCGAGGTAGACGGCATCGGCACCTGCCGCGTCCTCTACGTTGTCGCGCAGGGCGGCCTTGAAAACGACTACGTCACTGTGTGCCGCGAAGACAGCGGCCGGTGGCTGACCGCGCGCATCGACCAGCTCGCTGCCGCGGAGAATCCGACTTTGGACATTTTGGGCGCCGCGCCGGTTTAACCAACGGCTTGGGGAAGCTGGCGCTGCGCAAACGCACCGGCCGGCGCCCGATCTACTTCGTGAACGAGCACCAGACACGCTTCAAGCCCACGCCGCACCCGGTCATGCAGCTAGATTACGATCTGCTGGACAAGCTGGGAGCTGAAAACGGCTGGCTATATCTCAAAACGCGCGAAGAGATGATCGCCCGCGAGGCATCAGACCCGTTTCGCTATGGCTACATCCCGCCGGTCTGGAAGCGCGCGTCCGAATTGCTGGAAAAACACCGCGAAATCCTCGTCATGGGCGGAAACCGCAGCGGAAAGACCGAGTGGGCGGCCAAGGAGGTCATCAAGACCATGTATTCCAAGCCCGGAGCGGTCGTCTGGTGCTTTCAAACTACGGCGCCGAACTCCATCGAGCTGCAACAGCCCCGCATTTGGAAATATATGCCTCCCGAGTGGAGGAATGCGCGCAAGGGTCAGGTCACCAACATCACCTACAGCGTCAAAGGCGGCTTCACCGAGGGAAAATTTGTCGCGCCGAACCAAAGCATCTGCGTGTTTCGTAATTACGCGCAAGATCCGAGCACAATTGAAGGTGGAGAGGTCGATTTCTGCCACGCAGACGAATTGGTGCCTCTTGATGTTTTAGAGACGTTGCGATTTCGCCTCGTAGACAGAAACGGCAAGTTGGCCGTCACCTTCACCCCAGTGCAAGGCTGGTCGCCGACCGTTGCCGACTACTTGAGCGGTGCCAAGACCGTCACCGATACGGACGCCGAGCTGCTGCCGTTCAAGAACGACCGCGGCGAAGTCGCCGGCTACGAGAAGGTGCCCATTGAGCAGATCAATCCCAAGGGCCGCCCGATCCTTTACTTCCACACGCAGTCAAATCCCTGGGCAGGCTGGACGCGCATGCGGCAGGAGCTAAAGAACGAGACTAAGGAAAAGATTTTGTGCCGCGCCTACGGCGTCCCAACCAAAGCCATCAGCGGCCGGTTCCCGCTGTTCAATCCAAAGGTCCACGTCATCCGCCACAGCGATGTCCCGCAGGGCACGCGGTATCACTGGGTCGATCCGGCGTCCGGCAAGAACTGGGCGATGATCTGGACCGTTCACGACACCGCTGGCCGCATCATCGTCTACCGCGAATGGCCCGACCAAACGTCATACATCGAAGGCGTGGGCTACGCTGGCGAATGGGCACTGCCCGATGGCAAAAAGCTCGACGGCAAGCCCGGACCCGCGCAGCAGGACTTCGGCTTCGGCCTTGAGCGCTACCGCGACGAAATCCTGCGCGTCGAAGGCGGCGAGGAAATCTTTGAAAGGTGGATGGACAGCCGCTACGGCCACGCGCGCACGCTCGGCAAGGAGTCGCCGACCACCTTGATCGACGAGATGGCCGACTTGGACATGAACTTCACGGCAACCCCGGGCGACAGCATCGATGAGGGTGTGTCGATGATCAACGATGCCCTGTCATACAACCCCGAGAAGCCGGTGGACGCGCGCAACCAGCCGAAGCTCTACATCTCGGAGAACTGCAAAAACGTCATCTATGCGCTGCAGACTTACACTGCGGCGGACGGCAAAAAAGGCGCGACCAAGGACTTCATCGACCTCCTGAGATACGTTTGCCTTTCGGACGCCATCAATGTCGAGGGCGACATCCTGCGCTGCACCGAGGGAGGAAGCTACTGATGGCTCCATCCGGCATTGTCCCGCCGCCTCCGCGCGTTCGCCCTTGGCGTGGCCGCAGCAAAGAGCCGCCGCGCTGTGGCGTCTGTGCCAAGCAGCTTGGTATTGAGGACATCCATGGCGTGGACGAGATGCTCGGGCCGGTCTGCCATGAGTGCGGCCCGCACGTCATTTCCGCCAACAAAGTCATGTATCCGTTCTGGGTCTAATCTTATGTTCACAAAAACCAAAGCCATCCCGGCCGATCTCTACCGGCCCAACGACAACTACGAACCCAAGGGTGCCCTCGCCTTCAGCCGCGAGCAGGCGCCGCCGGCCTTCATCGCCGTGATGACCGAAATCCAAGACCGCATCGCCGACACCTCCCTACTCGTCTCAACAATGGCGACCGCCAAAGAACCCGGTTGGCTCGCCCACGCCAGCGGACAACTCAACGCCCTCCTCGAGCTGTGGGACGCATTGGAGCAACGCCGCGTAGAGTCATCGAAGCTGGAATAAAATAGTGCTGGACTTTTGTACAGCAGCCGCTATACTTATTAGTATCAAAGTGGAGTCGTGCCCTCATGGCACATCGGTTTGATCGGACTGAGCGCCGCCCGCTCTGGCACTACTTGGAGGTTTGATCCATGGACGAAGGGAAAGCAGCTCCGGCTGCAGGTAAGGACGATATACTCTCGCTGGCTCTTGAAGAGCTGACCGGGCAACCGGCGAAAAGCGAGGAAGCGAAACTGGATGATGAATCCGGTGATCTTTCACAAGACGAGACGAACGAGGAATCCGCGGAGCAATCCGAGGAGACCTCCGAAGATAACGAGGAAGCGACGAGCGAAAGCTCCGAGGACGAAGACGAGGCCGGCGAAGAGGACGAAAAGCCAATCAGCCAAGACAAGATCCAAAAAAGGATTGATAAACTGACCGCGCAAAAGCGCGCAGCCGCTGAAGAAGCCGCCGCCGTTAAGTCACAATACGAAGAGGCGCAGAAACGCCTGCAAGAGCTGGAAGCCCAGGTCAACGAAGCTGCGCGCCCCGTGCTGCAACCGACCGCGGAGAACCCGCTGGCCGATGTAGACACCTCCGAAGCGCTGGACGCCAAAATCAAGTCCGCGCAGGAAGTCCGCCGCTGGGCCTTAAAAAACAGCGACGGCGCCACGGTCAAACGACCGGACGGCAGCGAGGTCTACGTTGATAGCGACCAAGTCAAAGACTACCTCCTCAAAGCCGACGATGTTCTAACCATCCACGCCCCGGCACGCCAGCAATGGCTCGCCCAGCGTCAACCGGCCGTCGAGGCAGCGAAGAACCTCTTCCCCGATATCTTCAAAAAAGGCACGCCGATGCACACGGCGTTCCAAGCCACAGTCAAGCAGGCGCCGGAGCTTCTGAAGCTCCCGCAAGCCGAATACTGGGTCGGTCTGGCCCTCTACGGAGAGCAGACCCTCATGGCCAAACAAGCCGCCGACCAAGCCAAGAGCAAGGCCGCCGGCAAAGTCTCGTCCGCGAAAGCAACAAGTAAAACGCCCACACCTGTAAAGCCGATCAGCGCGCCGAAAACTTCGACCAAAGGCGCGTCCAAAGTGACGCGCGACAGAATGCTCGCCTCGGGTCGTCTTGATGACGTTGCCGATTTTATGAGCGAAGCGCTGTTCGGATAAACCCAACAAAACTTAGAAAACTCTAAATATCATGTCAGCTCCCGCAGGAACTCTCTTCCCAGCAGTTGGCAACCGCGAGGATCTCCTCGACGTGTTGACCGTTGTTGATGCGAAGAACACCCCCATCTCCAGCTCGGTCGCCAAAACTGGCGCCGACATCACCAATCCCTCCGTCTACTCCTACCTCGCCGATTCCTACAACTCGCCCTCCACGGACGGCGTTGTCGATTCCGCCGACGTGTCCGAGTTCTCGGATGCCACCGCCAACCGTGTCCTCCTGAGCGCCCGCGCCCAGAAGATGCGCCGCACCGTCCGCGTCAGCGACTTTCAGGCGAACCTCGCCGATGTCGCCGCAATCGGCCGCAAAAAAGAATTTGCGCGTTCGACGGCAAAGGCCTTGACGGAACTAAAAAGGGATATCGAGGCAACCATCAGCTCCGACAACGAATCCGTTGAAGGTTCCGGCAGCGTGGCCTACAAAACCCGCGGCCTCGGCTCCTGGATTTCTTCCAGCGCGCAGACCGACCTCCCGGTGCCCGCTTCCCAGCGCACACCGTCCGCGTCGATCACCAACACCGCGACCACCGCGCTCACCGAGAGCAACCTGCAGAACGTCTTGCAGAGCATCTACGAGCAGACTGGTTCGCAGGACCGCCTGATCTTGGTTGCTGGCCCGAGTCTCAAGAAGGCCATCACCAACTTCACGCGCTTCACGGTGAACAGCACCTCGAACGTGTTCAACCTCCGTCAGACCGCGCAAGCCGCTGGCTCCGACAAACTGGTGTCGAACATCTCCTTCTACGAAGGCGACTTCAGCACCGTTGAGATCGTCACGTCCTTGTTCCTGGCCGCTAACGCCAGCACCGACGCCGAGAAATACGCCCGCGGCTACGTCATGTCGCCCGACCACCTCATGCTCCGCTACGGACGCCGCCCGCGCTTCCAAGAGCTGGAAGACCAAGGTGGTGGACCTCGCGGTTTGGTGGACGCCATCGTCTCCCTCGCCGTCATGTCGCCCAAGGCCATGGCGAAGTTCAACGCAACAGCTTAATCAACCCAGAACTACTAATTAGGAGAAAATTATGACTGTTTTTGAACTCCCAGCCAACACGAAGAGCGCCACCGGGTTTACCCACAAGGCGATCATCACGCACAGCGACCTCACCGAGTCCACCGCCGACACCGACCAGACGCTCTCGCTTCTGGCCCTCGAAGCCGGCGATGTGGTCACCACGGCCGCCTGGAAACTGGTCACGCCCTTCAAGGATGCCAGCGACAGCGCCCTCAACGACACCAAGGTTCAGCTCGGTGACAGCTCCGACGACGACGAATACGTCGCCGCCACGCAGGTCAACGAGAACGGCACCGAAGTCCTTTTCGCCGCCGCTGCTCCCGCCTCCGTTCCGTTCGTTTACACGGCGGCCAACGCGGTCGAACTCTTGGTTGAGTCGATGACGGCCAAAAGCCTCAGCAACATCGACACCGGTGAACTTCACGTTTACCTGGGCGTCGCCAAACTGAGCGACCTCTAAGCGTCTTAACACACGGCGGCTCCTTCGGGAGCCGTCGCAGTTAGGATGTCAGATCAAATCTTCGGCGATCTGGTCGCCGACATGGATGGCGAGCTGGCCCAGCTCGTCCGGGATGAGCTGAAGACCGGCTGGCACGCCCAGCAAGTCATGGCCGGCATCCAATCCACCCGCGCCAAGCAGCTCAACGACCAGATCGAGCACTGCACCGTCGATGGTCTCGGCCAGCATGTCATGGACGTGCCGGCCGATGCTTATTTCGCGTGGCAACAGCATCTTGGCCGCGACTGCTGGGGCGACAAATCGTTCCGCTCTTGGTTCCTCAAGAAAAACCCGCAGTGCGCGGTCAACTACACTCCACGCAATCCCTCCATCCTCGTCCCATGACTCTTAAACGAGAAGACCTCACCAAGATCATCGGCGACATCGACCAGGCTGACGCTGACGGCTCCCAGTATCAGCAGCGCAAGGTCAAAAACTTCAACACCCGCTACTGCATCTGGCCGGGGCAGACCGACGACGGCCGCAAGCACCAGAGCGCCTACGGCAAGAAAATCTTCCCCTTTGAGAATGCGGCCGACACCCGGGTTTTTCTTTCCGAATCGCTGATTCGCGAGCGTGTCATCGCCTTGGTCAACGCCTTCTTCAAGGCCCGCATCCAAGTGCAGCCCGTCGAGTCCATGGACGTGGCCAAAAAGAACGCCATCGACACCGTCCTCAAGTGGCTCATGGGCCATTGCCTTGATGACCTCCGGCGCGAAGTCCGCCTCGCCGCCGAGACCCGCGAGACCTATGGCCTCGCCATCATGGCCATCGATTGGGAGCAGCAGACCCGCGTCGAGATCAAGACGTTCACCATGGAAGAGGCCATGATGATGCTGCAGGAAAGCCAAGACCCCAACCTGCAAGCCCTCCTTGAGGTTATCCTCGACCCAGAGCAAGAAGAACTCGCTGCGCAGTTGATGGGCGAAATCATCCCCGAGCTGGGCACCACCGCCAAAGTCCGCCAGTTCCGCGAAAAGGGCGAAGTCGAATGGGAGCAGCCCTACATTTTCTCCAGCAAGCCGGTCGTCCGCAGCCTCGAGCCTTGGGAAGACATCATCTTCCCCATCCAGACCGACAGCATCCAGCGCGCCCCCTTTGTCGCCCGCCGGGAACTCCTCAGCGAATTTGAACTCCGCGAGCGCGCCACGCTGGAAGGCTGGGACAGCGAATGGGTCGAGCGCGCCGTGAAGCACAAGGGCGAGCTGAAGCGCATCCACCTCAACATCCACCGCAGCGACAACTTCCTCTTCGAGCAGCTCCGCGACCTCATCGAAGTCTGGCACGTCTACAAAAAGGAGCACGACCCGCGCACCAACGCCACCAAGGTCACCCGCACCGTCCTCAGCTACAACATCACTGACAAGCCGGCCATCCATGAGCTGATGCCGTATGACCACGGCTTGTATCCCTTCGTTGAATTGCCCCGCGAGCGCAACACCCGCCCGCTACTGGAGGCGCGCGGCATCCCCGAGATCACCCAGACCGCGCAGGAAGAGTGCAAGATCCAGCGCGATGCGCGGGTTGATGCCACCAGTCTCAGCATCATTCCTCCGCTTAAAACCCCGGCCGCGCGCGGAAAATTTGACCTTGTCCTCGGCCCCGGCGTGCAAATCCCCGAGCGCCGCCCAGGTGAAATCTCTTGGATGGCCCCGCCGCCATTCGGCCAGGGCAGCATTGAGGTCGAGATGGCCACCCGCGCCGATGTGGACCGCTACTTCGGCCGCATGACCGACACGGTCAACCCCAACATCTCCATGCTCCACATGCAGGAGCTGGTCGATTCGTGGCTCCTCGACATGAAGCTGGTCGTCTCCCAGATCATGCAGCTCGCCCAGCAATACATGACGCCGGAAGAGGTCGCCCGCATCACCGGCAACCCGGTCGCCATGACCGAAGGCGCCGCCGACATCCGCGGTCAGTTTGACGTGGTAGCGGATTTCGATGCCCGCACGCTCGACGCAGCCGCCCTCGAGGCCAAACTTACGTTCGTCGCAAACACCCTAGTGCCCCTGGATTCTTTCGGAGTTTTGGACCGAGCAAATTTGATCCGCTACATGATGGCGGCCCTCGACCAAAACCTCGCCGACATCTTGGTGCAAGACATCGGCGCCGCCACCGCCGCCGAGCAAGAAGACGAGCAAGGCGCCTTCGCCAAAATCGCCGCAGGCACCGAGCCGCCGCTCAAAGAAGGCGGACAAAACGCGCAGGTAAGACTGCAAACCTTGCAGCAAATCATCCAGAGCAATCCGGCGGTTCAGCAGCGGTATCAGCAGGACGAAATCTTCCGCAGCATGATCGACGCGAGAGCACAAGCCTTCCAATTTCAATTGCAACAGCAACAAAACGCCGTCATCGGCCGCACCGGCGCCCAGCCCGCGCTGCAAAAGATGGCGCAAGACCAGCAGCTCGGCATGGCCGCCCAACCCGCCGCTTAATTATAGCGAAATTAGAAAGTTTATCCCGTGCATCCTAACATTAACGTCCGCAACGTCGCCGGATTAAATATTCCGCAGCACGACTATCTCTCGATCAGCTACTACGGCAGCACCAACAACATCCAGACTGTCACCTACAAAGAAGGCGGCAGCGGAGGCCAAACAGTCGCCACGCTGACCTTCTCCTACACGACCAATCCGCCAACGACCAACGACGCGGACCTCGCTGCCGTCACCCGCTCTTAGTCTCTTAGTCTTTTAGTCTCTTTTACCATGCCTTGGACGTTTAACCCCTTCAGCGGCACGTTCGATCAAAAAGGATCGGGCGGCGGCGGTGGTGCGTCCTACATCGACGGCGAGGTAGCGACCTATGCGGACCTTCCGCTAGACGGCTCGGCCGCTCTCAACACCGCATGGCTTGTGCGCGAGGCCAGCGGCGTCTGGCCGGTGAGCCGCAAGCAGGCGGGCATTTATATTCGCACAGCCACCGGCGGCAGCAGCAGGGACGCTGACTACACCTACGCTGGCACCATGCCGGATGTGTTCAGCGATGCGCAGTTCACTCTCTACGGAGACGTGGACTCCACGAAAAACGTAAAGTTCAACGTAGACGCCCAAGTCGGCGCAAACCAAACCCGCGTAATCACCGTCCCAAACAAAAACATCACGCTGGACGACGCAGGCGACTCTCGGACGCCAACCTCCCACACCCACGGCAACCTAACCAACGCGGGAGCCATCGGCACCACCGCCAACCTCCCGCTCAAAACAGGCACCAACGGCGTAGTCGAGGCGGGTTCTTTCGGCACGGCGGCAGGGAGCTTTTGCGAGGGGAATGATGCGCGGCTTTCGGATGACCGCGACCCGAACGCACACGCCGCAAGTCACGCCGCAGGGGGAAGCGATCCAATAGAGGCTGATGACTTGGCTGCGACTGGTGTTGCTGCCAGCAGTGTTTTAATTTCAAACGGCAGCGGGGGAACACAATGGTCTGGCGCTGGAGATCAGCTTACATTTGACCGTTTTGTAGCGACTGATGGAGCATCCGCAGACGGAACCCAAATTCTGGGTGACGGTATTGTTTTCGATGATACAACGGTTCAAAACACCGCTTGGACGGGAAGCGTTGCCGCTTCGGCGGTCAGTGGAGCCATCACCACATCGGGCCTCACCCAATCCACCGCAAGAATTTTAGGGCGCACGACAGCCAGCACAGGTGCCATCGAGGAAATCCAAATCGGCTCGGGCCTTTCGCTGTCGGCGGGGGAGCTTTCGGCTACGGGCGGAGGTGGCTCTTCCATCATGCAGTCCATCGCGGTCGGCTTCGTCCTCAACTAATGTGAAAGGAATAAAACTATGGCAACTCCCAACATCAACGACGCCACCAAAAACATCACGGGCTACACCGCAGGCACCGCGCTATCCACAACTAACGCCACGGCGATCCTCAACAACGCCGCCTCATCGGGCAAACTGATGAAGGTCAACTCGGTCTATGTCGCCAATGTGGACGGCACCAACGCCTGCGATGTGACCGTATCCTACTACACGCAAGACGACATCGGCGGCACGGCCTTCAGAATCGCCTCCACCGTCAGCGTCCCCGCTGATGCCACGGTTGTCGTGGTCAGCAAAGACGCTCCGCTCTATCTGCGCGAGGATTCGTCGCTCGGCGCAATGGCGGCAGTCGCCAGTGACCTTGAAGTGGTGGTCAGCTACGAGGAGATCAGCTAACGCATGATCGAAAACGCTAACATACTTGGCAAATATCAAGCTGCAAGGCTCGGTCAGTCCAGCGGGATGCACTCGCTGCAAGCCGTTGCTTTGCGGCGCAATGGCGGCGTGTGGCCCGTCAGCACCGCATCGTTACCTTACACAACAAATCTTTTTGCCCACTTTGACGCTAATGATGGCGCAACTATTTTTGACTCCAATAGCGGCGGGTCTGCCACCACCAACGGCGGGGCCGTCGGGCGATGGGAAGACAAAAGCGGAAACGGCAGACACTTGGTGCAGGCCACGGCCAACAATCGCCCATTGCTAAGAACGGGTCATCGAGTCGGGCGCAGCGGCATTGAATTTGACGGAACCAATGACGGCTTGGCCTTTGTCGCCACACTGCCATCCGCTTGCACCATTTTTCATGTAATCAGCTCAAGCGTTTCAAACAAAATTCCGTTCAAAGAAGACGATTCAACCAATTATTTCGGCTATATTCACACGGCGGCTGGCGGTGGAAGCCAAAGTGCTGGCAATAATTTTCGATATTTCATCAATGGCGTTGCTACATCTGATTATGACTGGGTTCCAAGTGCTCAATTTGTTCGCTTCCACACCTTCAGCAACGGCGTTGTCACGACCTGTATCCGCAATCTGACGCTTAACACATGGAGCGGGCTGTCGCTCGCCGATTATTCTAATTTTGTGTGGTCGGGCTTTTTCTACGAGTTAATCATTTATAGCGAGAGCATCAGCGACGCCAACAGGGCGCTAGTCGAAGCATACTTAATGAGTAAATGGCGCACCTAATGAACCGATATTTTACAGTAGAAGCAAATGCCTACGAGCAGACTCGCCTTGCCGTGGATGCCGCATGGGGATTTTCCGAAACAGAAACCAGCATCGAGCCGCTGGCATCTGCTCCAAAGGACGCCGATGGAAAAGTGCTAATCTCCATTAGAACCGTCCATTGCGAGATGGAGCCGTTTAAGAGCGCCGTTGAAGGGCTGCTCGCCAGCGGCGCGGCCACCGAAATTACGCAAGCCGACTACGAAGCTGCGCTGCTTGCGTCTGTGCTGCCGATAGGAGGGCAAGAATAATGAATCCCACACCCGCACCAGCGGAGTCTTTCGGCCAGCCGCAGGCGAGCTTTGCGGAGGCGAGTGGGGAGGCTGTGGCTGACTTAAACACCCAATGAGGACTGTAACTTTACAATCTATATTGCTCCGCGCATGGCAACGCGCAGGCAACGACGGCTCGGATATTTCTAACATCCCATCCGGCGCCAAGACCATGATGGTCGCCGCCGCCAACGAACGCATCGCCGACTGCTGGGAATGGGCGGATTGGCCGGAACTAATGCGCGTCGAAAGCCGCACCGTGCAGGGCGATGCTACGAACGGCTATTACATCGACTACGAGCAGAGCGGCCAGACCGCCATGGGCGAGGTCTTTGGCGTCCTAAGAGACAACCCTGCAACCCACGCCGCTCCCCGCGCCATTGGCTTTACGCTCCTCGGAGATGCCATTCGCTTCCCCGAAGACACCGACCTGCCGACTAGCGTCTGGGTCAACTACCGCATCCGCCCGACAGAATACTCAGCAAGCAACCTCACCGCCACCGTGCCCGCCGTCATCGCAAAAGCAGTCGGCTACCTCCTGACCTCGGATCTTTTGACCGAAGACGGCCAGCTCGACAAAGCACTCGCCATGGAACAGCTCGCCGAGTCCGAGCTGATTAGCCAGCGCGACAAATATTACTTTCAGCAGAGCCAACCCTCCATGTGGACCGCCCGCGTCAACCAATACTAATCCTATGAACCCTAACGTCAGAACAACGAACAAAGCCAACGGCGTCCGCCTCATCTCCGACACCACGGCCGTCACCGGAACATTCAGCGTTGTCGAAAGCCTCGACGCCGCGACCAAGTTCCACACGCTCGCAGGCAACCAGACCAACGTGGCGAACACCACCGGCGCCAGCGCCTATGCGTTTCCGGTCGGCACCGCCATCGAAGGCAGCTTCACCGAGATCAAGCTGCACGCCGGTGCCGTGCTTGCCTACTTGAAGTAACGCATCTGAGGAGCCGCGCGATGAGCCTGTCGTATTTTCATCATAACATGAGCACCACCGAGAAGGGTGTGCTTGGAACGGTTACTAGCATCGGCTCAAGCGTCTTCTCAATGCTCCCTCACCTAGAAACAACCCTGCGAGTCGCCGGTCTATGTGTCGGCCTCGCGGTCGGCATCGTCACCCTAATTTCGGTCCTTCACGACCTGAGAAAGAAACAGAAGCAAAAATAATATGCGTAACTACAAAACAACCCTCCTCGGAATCCTCACAATCATCGCATCGCTCTCGACCGCTGGCCGCGAGTTCTTGGCCAACGGCAGCGTGCCCGACCTCGGCCTCATCGCCGCGAGCCTGCTCGCCGGTTGGGGATTGGTCATGGCCAAAGACAACAACGCCCGCCTCTGACTCCATGCCCGCCCGCGTCACAAAAGCCATTGCAGTTGCGATCCTCGCCGTGAGCTGGGCTGTCGCTGCGGCTGGCTGCGTGACCATCGGCTATGACTTCCTGAAGCAGCAGGCCACCGTCACGTTCGACGCAAAGACTGTCAAAGAGCCGACCAAGTGATCCCCAAAAGCCGACCACAACAAAAGCGCAACGAGACGCTGAAGCAGCTCAAGGCTGCCAACGTCAGCGATCCAGTGTGCTTGGTCGGCATTCGTGGCTACTACCGCGACAGCATGGGCGCCAAGGGCAAGCAGGATCGCGGAATCTACGACGATGCCATCATCCTTGTCTCGCCCAACGCGCACGTTGCCTTCAACGCCAACGTCGATCCGGCCCGATACGGCATCAACCCAAAGATCGGAAAAGGCTACGCATCGCTCAAGTCAGGTGTCTACCGCTACAAGCTGGGTAAGCACGGCATTCGGAGCGGCAACCCTTACAAAGCTCTGGTCCAAGGCGATGCAGTCACCGTCCAGCGCGACGGCGGCAAGGAGGAGACCGGCTTCTTCGGCATCAACATCCATCGCGGCGGAATCACCCGCACCAACAGCGAAGGATGCCAGACCCTGCCGCCCGCCCAGTGGCCCGCCTTCATCTCCCTCGTCGAGTCTGAGATGAAGCGCAACAACGCCAAAACCGTCAGCTACGTCCTGACCCATCCCCGCAAAGACATCTCCTAACCCTTTCACTTTCACCCTCACTCCTCACTTCCTCTTATGGCCAAAACAATTCCCCAACTCACCGACGCCACAACCGTCAACGCCGCCGACGAGCTAATCATCCAGCAAGGCGGCATTACCAAACGCGCCACCGGCGCCGAGCTGGCCAAGGGGTTGAATGCGATAAACAAAACGCTGAACATCCGAGATTTTGGAGTTGTTGGCGATGGTTCTGACGAGTCCGCCAAGGTTCAAGCCGCATTGGACGCCATTAACGCAAGTGGTGGAGGCACGCTGCGCTTTAATGGAGAAGTCATAAGGTGCGACAGTCCGCTTGTCGGATACTCAAACACGCGACTCATTGGATCACCAAATGCAACAATAGATTTTTCATATCGCGCATCGCGGCTTAACACCGTGGATCAAGGATTGTTTGTTTTTAGAGGATCAGCCGCCGCGCCGCAGTCATTGGCATCAGATGCCGCTTTTGAAACCAATGTCGTTGCGCTTAGCAGCACAACTGGCTTTTCAGAGGGCGACCTTATTGAACTGTCGATGGACAATGAAGGCTCTTTTCCTGATACGTCAATAAACGTCAAAAGCGGTCAACTGAACATTGTCACAAAAGTCAATGCTTCATCACTTGTTTTGGATACTGCAGTTATGGAGCCTCTTGGCTACTCCGTCGCTAATACAGCCCGCGTAAGAAAGATCGCGCCGGTAGAAAATGTTACCATTGAAGGAATGACATTTATTGGAGGCGGGCGGCCAGCGTCTACCGCAGGCGATTACGGACTCAGAATTTTCTTTGGCAAAAACGTGGCGATCAAAAACTGTGTGTTTCGGCAAATCGACGCCCGGGCTTTAGAGGTCGTTGGATGCTACAATTTTACTATTTCCGGCAATGAACTATATTTCGACAATCTTGACACAAACACAAATGTCAGCTATGGAGTTATTTTTAGCTCAAGCTCGTTCGGTAATATTGTCAACAATGTTATTACTAAAGCGCGGCATGGAATTGTCTCGTCGCATTTATCTACTAATGCTACATTTGCATATTATGGGGTTAGCCGTTTCGTCAATATAGCTAACAATGTTGTAACCGGCAATTACGGTGATCTTTCTGGCTTAGGATACACGGCCTCGCATGCCGGCATTTCTACTCATATTGACTGCGAGCTTGTTAATATAACGGGCAACCATGTTTCTGGATGTAAGCACGGCATCAATCCGCGCACGTTTAATGTGTGCATAAGTAATAATATTGTTTCTGGCAATGATGTCGGAATATATCTGTCTGGAGTGTATAATAATATAGCTGTCATGAATAACCATATTTCAGGAGGCGACGTGGCTATAGCGGATGACTCAAACACAAACGTGCATTCTAATATTGTTATTAGCGGCAATATTCTGAGGCGCACAGGCTCTATTAGCATCACCGCAAGCACGTCCTCGGTAAGTTATGGTTTTGTTTGCTCGTCCAATCACATTTCTGATTATTCTGGCTCTTCATCCACTGGGGTCATTGTGCTTAACGGCGCATTAAGCGGTGCCATATCAAACAATATCATCGATGGGGCTTCCATTCCGGCAATTCGCTTAGGCAATACAACCGGAATGGTCGTTCGCGGAAACACTATTTCTAGAACAGGTCGACCGCTAAACATTCTAGATACCAACAGAAATACAACTATAAGTGACAATACATTTATGAGCAACACCAATGAATCTGCGGTTAATCCCTTATCGACAACAACGATAAGCGGCAACGCCAACTACGGGAGCGCATCCCTATGAGCACCGCGTTAAACTCACCATCGTTTGTCGATCCTGTAAAGGCTCAAGGATTCTATTCATTTGTCGTAACCATTGACGACGATGATGTTTACTCATTCGTTCCTAAAGGCGCGTGCGGGCATTTGTTAATAGCGACCACCAGCGTGGACGGTCATGGCGGATTTTGGTATAGAAATTCGTCAATAGTAAAGCAATTCGGAGCCGCCAATACAGTTGGCGCAACAGGAGTGCTGTCTGGCTCAACCGGAGCCGATGGGCAAACAGCGGTGTCTGTGAATTCTGGAACACTTTACATTGAAAATCGAAGTGGAGCAGAGTGTGAGTATACGGTGACAATATTTGCGCAAAATAGCACGTACGAATAATGCCCCTCCAATCTCCAACCGCACGCGACGGAGACGCAGGTTTCATCGGCTTTGCCAGCCGGATGAATCCGGTGTCGTTGCCGGCAGGCGTGTTGCAGCTCTCGGAGAATATGCGCCTCGACCGTGGGACGGCCAAGACGCGCAAGGGAGTGAAGCGCTTGGCCGATGACATCCTTCCTTCCAATTCGCCGCTGACGGTGCCCTTCTTGTTGGACCCTGCGCCGGTGGTGCGCGAAAGCTACGCGGGAGGAATCTTCGCGGGATGCGCCTACCGCTCGCCGTCTCAGACCAACAGCGAGGAGTGCATCGTGCTGGCTGGTGCGAGCGAGGCGTATGTCTACCAAGATCCGTCACAAGCCTACTTGCGGGATCAAGACGGCAACATCATCACCGACCACTTGGGCAACCCGATCCAAGGCGCTTCTTTCCCCGCAACCCTGACCTATCCTTCCGGCGAGACCATCGAAGTGGCCGACGAGGTCTCGATGATACAGGCTTTTGACCGGCTCTATCTTCTGCGCTCGGCATCCATCGGCGTTCAGGGATTTGAGGAGAAGTCGGTGACAGGCGGCGGCATTTCTGTGGCAGGAACCACCGCGACAGTAAACAGCACGGCACACGGATACTCGGTCGGTCAGCGCGTGCGCATCGAAGGGTCTACGGTCGCCGCCTTCTCGGGCCACGAATACGACATCGCCACGGTCGCCACGAACTCTTTCACGATCACAGTGCCGAGCGGCACGGCGTCAGACGCTACGGCCACCGGCCGCACGGTGCGCCGCACAAAGCCGCCTCTCTACTGGGACGGAGTCGCCAGCGCCTTCGTGAAATCTGCCGGTGGCGTTCCCGCCGAAGGACCGACCTATCGCACCATGCGCTCGGTTGGCTTTGGCGCCTACATCACCAACCGCATGTGGATACCGGACGGCCGCGACACGGTTGCGGTGTCGGACTACTTAAACGCCAACACCTACGACCCGTTCTGGCAGAGTTTCCGCGCCAACCAAGGCAGCAACGACTACATTGTAGCCATCCACCCATGGCGCGAGGGATCGGTGCTGATCTTCATGCGCAATTCGATCTGGCTGGCGGAGATTAACCAGATCCCAAGCACCGATGGCTCTGCCTTTGAGATCGACACTCCGGTGACAAGCCTTGTGCTCTTGAGCAACGAGGTCGGATGCGTGGCACGCCGCAGCATCCAGACGGCAGGCAACTTCGTCTACTTTTTGGCTGACAATGGTGTTCACCGCCTCGACACGCAGCTTGATCTCAAGTTGCAGGGTAACACGCTGCCTCTCTCAGACCCGATTGCCGACCAGTTGGAAAACCTCAACTACGAGTTGGCGGACGGCGCGGTCGGCCTCTACTTGAACAACCGCTACTTCCTCTCGGCGCCTGTTGACGGCGCGATAGTGGAAGGGCAAGCGGCAGAGGGCAACAACACGCTGCTAATTTACTCGGCGCTCAACCAGCAGTGGGAAAGCAAGGACACCTACGGCGCCTCCCTCGATGACCTTATCGTGTCCGCGTATGGCGCAGAGCGCCGCGTCTATGCGGTCAACCGTGCGGGCAAGCTGCTGCTTCTGGACGAGCAGGAGGCGGGCGATGATCCGATGGACAGCGCGGTGGGCGCGGGCTTTGAGGCGCCGGTGCGGGGCAGGATCAAGACGCGCCGCTACGGATTCGGCAGCATGCACACCAAGCGCTTCGTTCGCTCACTGTCTGACGTTGTGCTGCCAGACACTGGCTCCATCAGCGTGAAGGCGCACATGGTCAATCCCGACGCCGAGATCACGCTGGTGCCGGGGCAGACCAACACGTCCGGCCTTGCCGAAGACTACACGCTCAAGCAGCCCATTCGGACCAAGGCGCACTACTGTGAGCTTGAATTTATCACCACGGCCAACCGGCCGGAGATCCGCAATGTCAGCGTTGAGGCGGTCGCAGCAAGCCTGCCACAGACAGAGACAAGGAACGCAGCTTAACAATTAAGGAGAACAATCAATGGCAACAGTTACAGCAGGATATAATTGGGTCAGTGGCGAAACTGTCACCCCCGCGAAACTCAACTCAACCGGTTCGCCGACTGTTGTGCTGGCAGATGGCGAAGTGACCAACGCCAAACTGGCGAGCGGCATTGACGCGGCCAAGGTCACAACAGGAACACTGCCGATTACAAGGATTGCGGATGGCGCGGTTGTTGCGGCAAAGATGCAAAACGGCGTTTCTTTGCAAACCGTTGTTTCAAGTAAGTCCAGCGTCCAGTCTTTGGCAAATGTTGTTCCTTATGACAACACGGTTCCTCAAAGCGGCGAAGGCGAAGAGATTCTAACGGCGTCCATCACTCCGTCTTCAGCGACAAATAAAGTCTTGGTAGAGGCCACGATTACCGGAACGCAGGCTAACGCCGGAACCATTATCTTTGCACTCTTTCGCGGGTCATCTGCAAACGCTATCGGAACGGCGATCCATTCGTTTCAGTCTGGATACGGAGGACAGTGCCACGTTGCGTTTTACGACTCGCCCGCAACAACATCTGCAACCACATACAGGTTGCGAGGTGGCTATGCGTCTGGAGGTAGTGGCTTTTATATCAATGGATCAGGGACAGGAGGGGCTTTGTTTGGCGGGACTCTTATTAGCTGGATGAAGCTGACAGAAATCAAAGCCAGCTAATGACCCCATGGCAAAAGGCAAAACACTGGTGGGACAACCACAGCACGCAAGACTTCTGGGAGCTTGTCGGCGAGCATTTGTCGGCGGGCTTAGTCCACGCCACACCGGAAGTCTTTCTGCTGGCCAGCGAGTTGCGGTGGAACGCGGAGGATCAAGCCTTTGAAAGCGGCGAGCCGAATTGTTGGTTCGTCACTTTGGCTGCTGCTGCTGGCCGCGCAAACCCTGTGCGGGAGTTTATGCGCGTGGCGACACGCCCGCAGCAATACGCGGCATGGTGCCGCAGGGGCAGCTTTGAGCCGCGAGTCTATTCGTGGGAACAACTAACTAAGAAAGTAGGAGGACAATAATATGGGTGGAGGAAGACCGTCAGCACCAGCGCCGCAACCAGTGCCAGCCGCACCGGCGCCGATTGATTACGATAAAATGGCCGCCGCGAGCATTCGCGTGGCGCAAGCGCAAACCCGCGAGGAAGAAGCGGCGATCAAGCGGTTGTATCCAGAATACATCCGCATGCAGTTCGGCACCGCCGACCAGCTCGCTGGTAGGCTCGACAACGAATACCTCCAGCGCACGCGCGGCGTCATCGGCGAGGAGCTGCAAGCGGCGTCCGCACCGAACGCCATTGAGGCGCAGCTTCAGCGGGATGCGGAGTCTGAACTCGCCCTCGGTCGCTCGCTCTCACCGGAGCAGATGCGCGAAGCCTCGCAGTCGGCACGCGCGGCGTTTGCTGCTCGCGGCCTTGGCACCTCGATGGGCAGCAGCGCGGCGGAGATTCTTAACCGTGATGCTTATGGCCAGCAGCGGCTAGATGCGCGACGTGGCTTTGCGGCTGGCGTGAACACAATGGATTTGGCCCGCCGCGAACGACGTGTCGGACTGGCTGGCGCCTACATGGACATGGACCCCTACCGTCAGGCTATCGGGCCAGCGTTTCAGCTTGGACTGGGCACACTGGGCAATACGACACAGCAGGTGAGCGGGATCTTTGGCAACTCGCTGCGCATGGGCGCTGGCGTCGAGACCTTCAACACGAATATGGCTGCGAGCAACCGCAACGCTATCCTCAACAATAATGCTGCGATGCAGGCGGCGTCTATGCAAGCTGGTGCCCAGCAGAACGCGGGCATGATGGGGATGTTTGGCGGGATCGGCGGCGGCATCGCTTCCGGCGCGGGCATGGCTATCGCGGGCGCCTCTTTCTAATGACCTACGAAGACAAAGTCTCCTACGCTCACCGGCTCATCGAGCAGTCGCTCGCCGAGTTTGGCAATCCGTGTATCGCTTGCTCGTTTGGCAAGGATAGCATGGTGGTGCTGGACTTGGTGCGGCGTCACCGCGATGACCTGCCGGTTGTCTTCCACCGCGAGCCTTGGCAGCCGCACAAGTATCGGTTCGCCGATGCGGTGATCCAGCACTACGGACTGCGCGTCTACGATTTCCCGCCCTCGGCCACGATGGTGCAGGACGGCGGTGGCGAGGTGGAGATCGCCGGATACTACCAGATCGGCGCCCGCTACAATATGCTGCCGACCGGCATCCGCGCCCCGAAGGACGGCGAGGACTTTGTCTGCGGACTTGCGGACATCTACCAGCGGCCGACCGGCACGTTCAATTGGCCGTGGGATGCGATGTTCCATGGCCACAAGGCGAGCGATACGGATGCGGTCTACGGCGGCATCACGATCCGCACCGACGTGGCGCGCAATCTGGACAGCGCCAGCCTCGTCTTCCCCATCCGCCTCTTCACCGACGAGGACGTGTGGCGCTACATCGAGGAGAACAATTTGCCCATCCACCATGGCCGCTACGAGAAGGTTGGCGAGTCATGGCAGGAGCGGGAGGACAAAGGTGACAACCCTGACTATGTGACCGCCTGCACGGCGTGCATGGCCAAGGACGGACCCGCCGAGGTGCTGTGCCCACGGCTTGGCCAACTGGTCAGCAATGTGAGCGATCAACTCCGGTGGTCACAAAAAGAACGCCCCAGCTACCTGCGGGCCGAAGCAGCTTAATCAACAACGAAGGAGAACAAAACTATGTTTAGCTATGCACCCCAAGAATCAGATCAAAGCGGACGCATCATCGCCACAGGCATGATGGGCGCCGCGCAAACCAACGCCCAGACGATGGGACAAATGGGCCAGGATATTGGCGGGGCGCTGGCGTCCATCGGCGGAATGGTCGGCAACGTCAGTCAGGCCAACGCCCAGGCGGACTCGGCTTTCGATGCCATCAACGCCATCGGACAGATGTATCCCGGCATGAAAAAGATCTCCAGCGCCCTCGAGGGTATGGACCCGCGCACACGCCGGCTGGCCTCAATGAGCATCCTCGACAACCTCGGGGCGATTTCGCAACTGGGTATTGCTGGCATGAACAACCAGACGCGCACCGCGCAGCAAGGGCTGACGGCACGGATGCCTGCACAACGCGCCGCGGTAACCGCTCAGGCTCAGGTCGCCGCAGGCCAAGGCCGTGTGACCACGATGCCCTCCAACATCAATCCTGACGTTATCCCCTAATATGCCTCCACGCCGAAACAACCAACTACCGCCGCCGGTTGAGCCGGATCTCCCTGCCCTAGAACCCGGCGAGGAAGCCGTGCCGCTTGATGCCATGGACGAGATGAACGGCGTGAGCGGGATGGATTACGACTACGGGACGCCGGACGATGTCTACAACGATGTCGCCGCGGAACCGTTGCCGGAAACGGGCGTGGGCTTTGACTTTACCAAGCTCAACGTGCAGACCCGTGAGGACTTTGATGCGTTGCCGGTCGAGCAGCAGGAATTGCTCAAGGCGATGAAGCGCGGCGTGCAGTTCACGCCGGAAGGTGCGGCGCAGTTTGTGATCAAGCAGCAAGAAGCTCGGGCGGAAATGGATCGCAGGGCGGCTATGATGCAGGCCGATCCAGTGCGGCAAGAGCAGACGCGCAAGCTGAAGACTGAGGCGGATGTGCTGGAGGAAAACCGCATGAAGGCGATGCGCAAGACCTTTGAGACGGCGTCCTACATGGATGACCTGCTGGAAAAGACCAAGACGCATCCTGGGCGGCAATACGCCACGGGCAAGAGCAGCATCTTGCCGAAGGTTCCGGGCACGGCGCCGGCGGACTTCCAAGTGCTGCTTGACCAGATCGGCGGACAGCAATTCTTACAGGCGTTTGAAACACTCAAGGGCGGCGGTCAGATCACCGAGGTGGAAGGCCGCAAGGCGACCGAGGCGATGGCGCGGATGAACCCGCGGCAAAGCGAGGAGGCATTCCTGCAGGGCGTCAATGAGTTTCAATCGATCGTGCGTTCCGCCAAGGAGCGCGCCAACGCCAAGATCCAACCCCAAGATTCCCCATCAACGCCGGCCGCCCAAAGCGCGGCCCCGCGTCAGCGTAAAACAGTAGCAGGAACAACCTACGAAAAAGGAGCTGACGGAAGATGGTACCAAGTTCGCTAGACGGATTAACCGACGAGCAGCTCGCCGAGCTGGAAGCGCAGCAAGGACAGCCGGAGATCACCACCGGGCTGGTGGATCGCCTTGCCGCATCCCCTGCTCCGGCGCAGGGATTCACCGACCAGCAGCTTGATGCGCTGCCAATTCTGGCATCCACACCGTTCGCCCAAGAGCGAGGCATTGCCCTGCCTCCCGAAGCGCCTGAAGAGCCTGATATGCTTACCGATTACGAGCTGAACCAGCTTGAAGAGGAAGCCTACCGCCGCGTGGACTACATCATGCCGAAGGAAGAGTTTCGGCAATTTCACACGCGACGCAAGGAGGAGAACAACGAGGTCGGACGCTTCATCGATGGCGTGGGCCAAGGTGCCGCAGCCATGATTGGTATGCTGCCGCAGGCGGCGACCGAAATCACTGACGCGCTAATCGGCGGCGTGACCGATCCGATCAACCAAGCGCAGCGCAACATCCAGACCGGCGCGGAGATCGTCCGCAAGGCTGGCATCAACATGGTGCAGCTCTTCGACTGGGTCGGCAACAAAGCCAATGACGCGGCAACTTGGGCGAAGCGCCGCGGACTGAAGCAGCAGGCATTGGCCAAGCGCCTCGAGCAGGAAGGCAAACTGACCGGCGATGAGCTGCGGGACGCGAACATTATTGCCGCGGCGGCCAGCGAGGCGGATGCGATGGAGCCAACGCCGGTGGAGGAGGAAGAGGATTTCGACAAGGCTTACGAGCGCTACCAGCGGGAGAAGGCGCTAGAGCAGGAGTTCGCGGGAGTCACAGACTTTCAGATCGGCGCCAGCAAGGTGAGCGCGCCGGCGGCGACCAAGGAGGCTTACCAGATTACCGACGAGCAGCCTGCAGAGACGCTGTCGATGATCGGCTCCATGGTTGTCGATCCGGTTAATCTGCTTCCGGTAGGCGCGGGCGCGTTGAGCAAGCTGCGCGTGCTGCGCCGCACGGCAACACTCGCCGGCGCCCCACTTCGAGGCGTGCAGCGTGCAGCGGATGCCACGGCAGACCTCGCCGAGCGGGTGGAGTTTGGCATCAGCAGCCGCGTGCAGGACATCACCGGGCTGACCGCAAAACAGCAGGCAGCGCTGGGTGCCGGTGCGGCCGGTGCGGCAGTCTATGCGGACGCGGCGGGCGGCGGCGGCAATGTGACTGCGGCGGTCACGGCCATCGGCAGCGTGCTGCCTGGGCTGCGTTACGGCGGCGCGATCATCCGCAAGACTGGCGCGGCGGCGGGCGGTGCGGCGACCATTATCCGCGAGGCGGGCGTAGGCGGCATCGGCACGGCGCGAGCGGAAGCAGCGGCGGACTTGGCGCGCATGACGGCGATCCCCGAGCGCTACCGGAAATACTTTACAGGCTACGTTGACGGCACCGACAGCACGCTCAAGCGTGTGGCGCAGGATGCTGGCAACCCAGAGGCGCTGCGCCGTGTGGCGCGCTTTGCCGACCGCGCTGGCGTGACCACGGCGGCTCGCCTAGCTGACGATGTGACGAGCGGGGCGGTGGCGGCTGGAATTACCGGAGCACCCTTCGCTGCATTGCAACCGGATGCCGAGCGCGCCGGTGAGGTGCTTGGCGGCATCATGGCCCTGGGCGGTGTGGCCGGAGTCGCTGGCAGTGTGGCCCGCCGCGGAGCTACGGAAGCTGACGCGGACATCGCCCGCATGATGGCTGACGTATATGCGGTGGGCGGTAATGTGGATGCGTTTTCTGCGCTGCCTCACGCCTCACTGGACCGCATGGCGGCCATGCAAGGCGTGCTGGCTGGCAAGGTAGATTTCGTTCCCCTCAAGGCGGACGAATACCGAATGAACAAGGATGTGTCGGCGACCGGCGGCGAGCTGGCCGCGGGACTGTTCCTCGAGAAGGACGCCAACGGACGCGCCCGAGTCTTTATTAATCTTGACGCCCGCAAGTCGGCCGGCGGCGTGGACGCCATTGCTCCGCATGAGATTGGCCATGCCATCCTGACGAGCAACGTCCTTGATGGGCAGCCGCGCAACGACCTGCGCAACTTGGTCAACCAGCAATATGGACCGGACGGCGTGACCGCCCGCGGACGCGAGTATGTCGGGCGCTTGGTTGACGCGGACATCAACAACGGCACAACCGGCGAGCTGCCCCAAGTGCTCACGGAGCAAGAGTTCCGCGACTTTGAGAGCGGCAACAAGTCAGCGGCGGACATCTCCAAGGCGCGCAAGCTCGAGCCAGCCGAGCGCGAGAGGTTGATCAACGAGCGATACGAGGAGCTGTCGCAGCGCAGCATTGAGCGCGGCGAGGACGCCCTGGACTGGGCGCGCGACGAGATCATCGCCGAGACATTTGCCAGCGAGGCGCCGGCCATTGACTTCCGCGCCATCCGCCGCGATGCCGCCTTCCCTCGCCTCGCCGAGTCCATGCTGGCTACCGGCGGGCGCGTGCTGGAGATGATGGGTGTGCGCTTGGACAGCGGCACCGGCAAGATGTTGGACAATCCGTCTGTCCTCTTCCGCGACAACCCGCTCTTCCAAGACCGCATCATGCAGAAGCGCGTGAAGGAATACGTCCGCGCCTACGATCAATTTTTGACCGGCCTCGAGGAGGCTGGCAGTGCAACGCCCCGCGGCGTAGAGCTGGCGCGCAGCAGCCGCCCGGAGGACTTGGCGCGCAGCACGCATGTCAAACTAAGGGACGAGGGCCGTGGCGTGTTGGAGAATGACTTCCTGTTCCAAAAGCCGGACGGCACCTACGCTTACAAGCCGCAGCCGATCATCAATGCCGCCGAGGCCAACCGCGCGGCGCAGATCAAGACGCTGTACGATGCGAAGAAGTTCGTGCCGGTCAACTCGACCGAGTTCGGCAAGCGCAAGGTCAACGGTCGCGAAGTCATCGGCGGGCCGGTGCTACCGCCGCAGTTTGACCTCTTCACGCAATTCCCGCAGCACGTCCGCCAGTTTGCCCGGGGTATGGAAGCCAGCCGCGCCGAGGGCGAAAGCTGGAACATCGACTACAACGCCATCGGCACCGGATCGAGCGGACGCTACCGCATCACCAACATGGGCGCCGTGCGCGCTATCCAGCGGGAGACCGTGCCGTTCGGCTGGCAGGTGACCAAGCAGAACCACCTGCTCGCCGCCTCGCTCGACCTCAACGCCTTCCGCTCGTCTGCTATGAAGGCGATCAACAAGGGCGAGCTAGGCATCTTCAACAACGACATGAAGCAGGTGGAGGCCGACCTCAAGACCTACCTCGCCAACCACCGCAACGGCATGCCCGGAGAGGCGACCATCGGACAGCAGAAGCGCGACACGCTCAACGGACTCATCGGCACCGGAACGGCCGTCCAGCGCGCCGCCAACCCGCTCTACGCCGAGCTGAATCCCAAGGGCAGCATCCGCACTTGGCGCATCGACCGGCTCAACGATGCCCAGCCGAGCGGCCGCACCGGCTACTTCTTCGACTACGACAAGATCAACAACAACCGCATGCCACAGCAGATTCCGCGGGAGGCTCAGGGGATGCCAGATGTGGCAACAGGCGGAACCCGCGGGCAGGCGATGCCGGATGCTGAGGCTCGCTCAGGCGCCGCCGAAACTCTCGACCAATTAAAGCGTTCGCAATTTATCCCAACAAAAGTCGCCGCGGAAGTTGTCGGAGGATTCCCTGAGTATCTTCGCCCAGTCGCGCAATTCATCACCGACCAGCGGCAGAAGCTCGCCAACGGCCAGATCACTCGTCGCGATGTGATGAAGGCTTACGCCATGACCATTGCCTCGCAGGGTTCTGGCGCCCGGGCCGTTGAGGTCATCGCCAACAACGTGGCCAAGGATGGCGTCCGGTTTCGTCCATCAAAGGACTTTACAACGGCGGACAAAAAGGGACGCGCGGCCATCCGCCCCGAGGAAGCCGCAGCGTATTGGCTTGGCACCGACGCCGGCCAGAAGGCTCTAGACAACTTTGAGGCCGGCCGCTTTAGCCCAGACGACTGGAAGGAGCTGGTCGCCATTCGTAAAGCATACGGCGATGACCGCTTCAACAACCTCGGCGCGTTCAATCCCGACAACATTCGCACGATGGACAAGGTGCTGGCCGACTTAAACGCCAGCCGCGCGGACACCGGCAAGGTAATGGATGCAGTGCAGCGGCTCCGCGGCATCAAGACGGGCAAGAAGGGATTCATCGCGCACCTGCTCGGCATCGGCGACGTGCCGACCATTGATGCGGTCGAGATCAACTTCTGGCTGACCGGCAAGGCCGACATCGGCAAGCTAAACACGCGCAAGGCAACGCTGGCGCGCAGCGTCAAGGAGTCAATAAGCGACCGGCGCGTTAGCCAAGAGATGTTCCGGCGCATTGACCAACGGATCAACGCTTTGCGGGACGAGGTTCCGGGCGGGGCAAATATTAGCCCAGAAGTCTGGTCGCACGTCATGCACCACTGGCTGTGGGATAAGTCGAAGGGTATTGAGACAACGCATGAAGGCATGTATCGGGCGCAGGCGCAATTCATGCCTGACAGCGTCGTCAGCGATGAGGGCGGAACTGTATGGCGAGAACTGCAAGACGCTCCTGTCATTACGCTGAAAGATCTTAAGGGACGCAAGGTATTCGCGGCGTTCGCAGATCTAACAAGCGCCGGCAAGATTTACCGCGGCATCGACTCAAGCGAGATTGCTGTTCCGGTTGAGACGCACGGCGGCCCCGAGTGGCCCTTGCTGCAGGCTGAGAAGGTCGGCAAGGAAACAAACGTGTGGTCGAACCAAGGTGCTGGCGTTTCGGCCATCAAGGCGCGGCGCGCCAACGAGGGGGCTATCATGCTCATCGCCGCAATGGATAAGAACGCGCATGTCAGCAACACTGAGACGGCGACCGCGGTGATCGCAACAAATGCAGCGTATGCCCGCGACGGTCGTATCACGCCGGAAAATTTGGCCGCTCTCGACAACTCTATCCGCAAGGAAATTGAAGACTTTCCCGGCATCGAATCGCCGAGCATTATGGAATACGTCAACAAGCTGCCGTTCCAGGGCACTAAGAGCCGCGCGCGTATTGCTGAAATCCTTGAGTCGAAAAAATCGCAGGATCTCGGGGCGCCTAACGTGCAGCGCATTTTGGATGAGGTGCGCTCAGACCAATACGACGGACTACGCATCGGCGATGTGGTGTTAGCCATTGAGCTGACGCCAGGCGCTCCCGCAGTGAAGCTGGGCGAGCAGGGAACGCTTAAGCATCCTTCGTATCAGTATGGCTTGCGCGGTCGAGTAATCGGACGGTTTGCGAGGCCGATCAACATTAGCTCAATTTTCGACGACTTCTACGCGCAGCGCCGAGCCGATGGTAAGCCAGAGCTTGGAGATCGTCGCGCTTTTGATCTGGCCAAGCCAGTGCAAGAGATTACCGACGCCATCGCATCGCGCATTCCTGGCACGCCATACAAGTCGTTCCGCTCGCCGCGGCATGCGCAGCTAATTGACATCGCCAAGGACGACAAGTGGAGGTCATCCAAGCAAACCGTAAAGGCTGGCGGTGTATCACCGGCGGCATTTATCGACGCACTCAACGCATCGCCGGCGAAGCTGGCCCTTGATCGCTACACACTAAAGGGGCTGCAGGAAAAACTTGAGGCCGGTGCGATGTCGATATACCAGCTCGCTGACGCTCAGGTGTTTTTCGGCATTAAGCAGGGCGATCCCGCTTCCGCCTACGGACAAGACCCCGCGGCCTTTGGATTCGGGCCCAACGAGAAGACGCTGTCGCTGGTGCTTAACAACGAACGCAAGACGGGCGGAATGGCGGACGCGGTGGTTATTAAGGCGCTGCAGCTAGGCGTCACGGCGCTCGATTGCTTTGCGGTGAAGTCGGAAAAATATCCGAAGGGCATGCTGCCAAAACTTTATGCGTCATACGGCTTTGAACCTACTGGAAGCATCCCGTTTGACCCGTCCTTTTACAGCAAGTTGGAACTTGCAGACCTAAAGAAATACTGGAAATCTATTGGGTGGGATGAAAGCACTGGCCTGCCAGAAATCACCCTAATGAAATGGAGAGGAAACGATGAACTCAGAACAAAAAGCCTACGAGAAATTATTGAGCAAGGTGGACAAGGTGTTCGGGGAAACCCTGGACAAGTTGTCGCCGACACAAGAAGCCGTCGTAAATCGGCTGCTGGATCTGTCGGTCGAGGAAAGCGGCGGGCCGGACAAGGTGACGCTGGCGCAGGTGCAGGGAGTCAAGGAGATGTTGGAGGAGGAGTTCGGATTAGCCGCGGCTTCCTAGACGCCAACACTGAGCTGCTTTCTCTTTCGCCCGCGGAATTGCGCAACCTCGGAATACAATAGCTCATCCGGCACGCCCGGAAGGAGACTAAGGGTCAGCTACGGCTGGCCCTTTCATTTTGTCCCAAAGATTCCCTCTGGCAGCGTCACGCTCGACTCATAAGTCGCATAGTGCCGCAGCGTCACGGCCGCGCTGGTATGGCCTAGCAGTTTCGACACCAGGCTAATCTTCCCGGTGGCCACCAGCCAATCGCTGCCGGCCTGCTTGCGCAGCGTGTAGAGGAGCTGCTCGCGGTCTGGCATGTAGCCGCGGAGGAAGGCGTTGAAGACTCGCATGAGCCAGTTGTAGCGAGTGTATGGCGTTCCTCCAGGGATGCCGTAGTCATCGCAGGCAAGCAGCTCGGCGGCCATGTCTGGCGGGATGCCGATGTCGCGCTCGCCGCGGCTGCCGGTCTTCAGCGCAAAGTCTTCCGAGGGGCGCTGCCGCACGCACAGGAAGTGCTGTTCCCCTCGCCTCTCAATCCAGCCCTTGCGGAAGCCGGCGATCTCGCTGGGACGCAGTCCGAGGTAGCGCGCCAAGATCCATGCCCGCCGGATGCCGCCGCCTGTGACCTTGGTTGCCTTGTCGATCTCCTCCAAGGTCTCCGCGGGCAATGGCTGGAAGGCGTCCAAGTGGACGCGCAGCCCGGTGCGGGTGCAGGCGTCGCGGAACTCGCCCATGTCTGGCAGGCCATCGAAGCCCTCCCAGTCGTTCTGCCGCGCGAAGATCGCCCGGGCGCTGGCGAGGCAGGACTTCTGCGTGCTGGTCTTCACCTTGGCGTTCTTCAAGTAGGCGGCGACCAAGGCGCGGTTAAGGCGGGAGAGCGCAAGGTCGCGGACCTTCTGGCCGTCATCGGTCTGCAGGGCAGCCTTGATCACGCGGTAGAGGCAATTCACATTGTCCCTGCGAAAAGCCACTGTGCTGGTCGCCAAGTAATGGTCACAAGCCTTGCCAACCGTGGAGCTGGTGTCGCGCCGGGAGAAGTCTCGCAGCGCGGCAATGCCCTCGTCCGCGGTGCGCTCGAGGATGGCTTTGGCCTTGGCCTTGGCGGTCGGCAGGTCGGAGGTGGCGAGGCTGATGCGCTGGCGGCGCCGTTTCTCCGGGTGATAAAACCTCAGCCGGTAATACGGCGACTCGGGGATGAGATGAATAGTTCCGGTGAGTCCGCGTGTGGTGATCTTGATATCCATGGCGGACAGATCGCATCCGCGCGTGCCACAGTCAAGACGACTGTGGCTGGACTGTGGCACGAGTGTGGCAGTCAATGTGGCAGACTGTGGCAGATCAATCAACATCTGTTGGCATCTGTTGGCACCACAATAACAGACTAAAACAAACTTTGCTCCCGTAGCTCAGGGGATAGAGCAGCGGATTTCTAATCTTTGCTCTACCCCTGTCGCTATGCGGGTTTCCGGCTGTCGTGCCGGATAGTGTGTCAGCATTGTAACTACAACTTTTCCGCTCTTTCTGGTATAATAGAAGGCGGAAAGGAGGTGGCGCGATGCGTTACGACACATCACCCATGGGCATTGTTTACGGCCCTTACGGAGCAGTGGGATTTGTCGGCGGGCAGAGCAACTCGAGCTGGATCACGGTCCTGCTCGCGTGGCTAGGTTTGAAGCCGGCGTAGTCTCAGCGGCCGCAGGCAAAGATGCTTGCGGCCGTTTTGCGTTCAGCAATACGCAGCTTCCCTGCGGAGAATGTGCTCCTCAATCGCCGCAACCTCCTCGGCGAATGGCAGGACATCTAGGTCCGCGCAAGCATGCCGCACGCAGTTGTCGCTAAGGCACTGGCGCCGCATCATCGAGAACAGCTCCGGCGAGTCGAAGACGCGACCGGCGAGGCGCAGGCCGCCCCATGGGAAGGTGCCGGTGAGCAGGTAGTCGTGCTTCATTAGTTGACGGCGAAGGGCTGCGGCGGCTTGGGCTGGGTGGCGCTGTACCAGTGCGTATACCCTGGCACGCGCAGCAGGACGCGGGACGGCACTCGGTAGCCGCTCGGGTAGACCATTTCCTCGAACGCAACGCTGTCGTGCGGCACCACGGCGCGAATGATGGAGTCTTGCTTCCATTTACCAAACTGGTCGGCGACCAGCTTGATTGTGACCGGCGAGGTGCCCATGTATTCGGCGTTAAGGTAAACGAGCGCGCCGGGTGGCAGTGTGGCGACCTCGATGCTGACGACGGGCTCCGCGGTGCGGTAGCGGTCGGGCACCGGATCTGTGGCGCAGCCGGCGAGCAGCACCACCAAGGCCAAGGGAGCGGCGTGCTTGGCGATGGTGGCGAGCGCGCGGCGCATCTTTGGCGCGGAAGCATATAGCTCGCCGGACTCATGCAGGACAAGCCCCGCAGTGATCAGCTCGCGGTAGCGGCGCTTGTGGCGGCTGCCGTTAAGGCGCTCCGATGCCCACTGGCTGGCGGCAAAGCCGATTAAAGACAGCGTGCGTGCCGTAATGCGTGTGGTGTGTGTTGGCATTTGATGGCATTCTTTAGCGTCTGTTGGCATTGTCAACGTGTTATTTTTCATCGTGTTGTTAGTGCCTGTTGGCGAGCGGGTTACTTGAGCGCCTTTTCCATCTTGTCGGCCATGCCGCCGACATTGCGCAGGATCATCGCCCGGAACTGCTCGGTCAATGGGCCTCCGAAGGCGTCTTCGAGGTCCATGTAAAACTCCAGCGCCACGGCGACATACTTGGCAGCCTTATGATCTGCGGCTGCGGCCCGCCGGTGCATGCGGTCATGCAGGTCGGTGCTGAGGTTGGCGAAGACGCCCTTGCGGGTGTCCTCCTTATATCTGGCTTTCTGGGTGCTCATAGGTGCTGGCGTGTGCCAATAGACTCCAACGGATGCCAAGGGATGTCAAATAGGGTTTTCACCCCATGCCAAAGAATGCCAAAAAAAATTCTTGCGCTATTGGCAGTCTTTGGCATTCTTTGGCCCAGTAATGCATGCCCACCTTGCACTGACTGTGAAACAAGTTGCCCGCGGAATGGGCGTTGGCGAACGCGCCGTGCGCGCGTGGATCAAGAGCGGAGAGCTTCCGGCTTTCAACATCGGCCCGCATAAGGGCACGCGCATCTCGCGCCAAGCGGTCGAGAAATTCATGGCGCAGCGAACTTTTAACCACGTTGCCAAGTAATGCCAAGGTTTGCCTTTCTTATGACACCACAACACACACCCACCCTGCTCGAAGTATTGAGCTATCTCACCGATCCGACCTTCACGGCCGTGATCGTCATCACCATCGGCACGTTCGCCGCCCTGCAATTCATCAACAAGATCGGAGGCGCGCGATGATCGATCTCAATATCGACCAACCCTACGACAAGGCGGCGCTCTGCGAATGCGGAGATGCTGAATGCCTCGGCTCAGTGGAAGTCGCCGGCGTCATTGCCGCGAGCATTGCGGAAGCGCTGCCGCAGCTTCAGTCGCCGATGCTCAAACTCATCAAGGAGCGCAATGAGGCTAGGCGCCTGTGCGAACTCCTCGCCGGCTCTTACCCGGACATTGCCACGCTGACCAACGGCAAAGCCATCGATGCGGCCAACGCCGAGATGCACCAGGCGCTGTGGGCGTATTGCAAGGCCAAGAAGGACTGGGACAAGCGCAGCTATCAACTCGGAGGTGAGCAATGAGCGACGCCGAGAAGATTGAGCAGCTAAAAATAGAGCGGCGCTCCATCGCGGCCTTCGCTGAGTCACTAGCCAAGACGCAGCAGGAGCTGAAGCAAGAGCGCGACACTTGGCACCTTGCAGCCGAGCGCTGGGAGGCTTCCGCCAAGCGCTGGGAGGAATTGTACCACGACCTGCGCCGGATCGTGGAGGCGCACGTCATGCAGGCAGCGGAGGTGTTTCCATGAGCTACGAACTCGGAGACCCAGACGACCGTTGCTGCGATGAGGGCCGCGAGGCGGACATCGAGGCGCGTGACGCGGAGGACTGCAGCAAGGCTTACGGCGTGCCGCATGATCCCTACGCGCATCGCACGCCGGAGGAAGATGCCGAGTGGGAAGCGGATAAGCGCTTGGACTACGAGGCGGACACAATCTGCGGGCATCACTGGGGGAACTGCTAACGGAGACAGCAATGTGGATACTGCCAAAGCAATTACACACGTCTCCCTTTGTGCCGGATACGGAGGCATTGATCTCGGACTTAAACGAGCAATCCCAAGTCTGCGCACAATCGCTTTTAGTGAGATCGAAAGTTTCGCCTGCGCGAACTTGGTCTCTAAAATGGAAGCGGGACTCTTGGACTCAGCTCCTATCTGGACGGATCTTAAAACCTTCCCATGGTCCGAGTTTCACGGCCGCGTGGACATCCTCTCTTTTGGATATCCATGCCAGCCGTTTTCAGCCGCCGGCAAGCGACTCGGCGCCGAGGACTCAAGACACCTCTGGCCGTTTATCGCAGCCGGAATTGCTGCAATGCGACCAAGTGTCTGTTTCGCTGAAAACGTCGAGGGACATATCAGCCTTGGGCTTCCCGACGTGCTGCAAGACTTGGCAGGAATGGGTTACCGAACGACGTGGTGCGTGGCGAGCGCGAGTGAATGCGGCGCGCCTCACCAGAGGAAGAGGATCTTCATCTTGGCCTACGATCAGCGTCAACGAGTCGAAGAACTCGGTTGGCAAATCGCAGGAACATCGCAATTCGATTCCGCTTGGAACGATGGCGGCGATGCAATCTTGGCCGACGCCGAACGCTCAAGTCTCGCAGGATGGCGAGTCGCCAGAGACATGGCTCAAGCGCAAGGAGGCGATGAAGGCCAAGGGATACAACGGCAACGGCTGCGGGACACCGCTGACCATTGCGGTGCAACTCCATGGCCAAGCCGGCCCGGCGAGCAGCAGTTCGCATGGGAGCCGCCAAGAGTTGTCGTGGCCAACGCCGCAAACCATGGACACGCTGCCAGTGCGTCCGGTGGAGGAATTTGCGGAGACGAACAAGACGCGCGGCGGCAGGAAGAATCGCAAGGCGTTGAGCAACTTGCGGGAGGCGGTTCATTCGCCGGTTTATCAAGCGAGTTGGCGAACCCCGCAGGCCAACGAGGCAGGAGCGAAGGTCGAGACGCTATTCACCAAGGAAGGAGCTCCAGCGATGCCTGGGCAGCGAGCGTATCGGCTAACCCCGAGCGGCAAATTGGTGCTGCAATCGCAGACGATCAATCAGCAAGTGGAGATGGTCGAGAATTGGGCAACGCCCCAAGCCCACGATGCCCAAGGCCCGAAGACACCGGAGCAGATTGCGGTGATGCGAGCCAAGGGACATGGCGTGAGAAATCTAAACGAGCAAGCCACGTGGGCAACGCCGCAAGCGAAAGACCACAAGAGCGGCCATCGAGATCCAACCATAGTTCAATACAAGCAACTGAATGTGGAGGTAGAAGCGAGGGCGACCGGCAAACTCAACCCTCGCTGGGTCGAGACGCTGATGGGCTTACCCATCGGCTGGACGATGCCGTCCTGCACGTCTCCACAGACAATCGCACCGATGAGCTGCGACTCCTCGGCAATGGAGTTGTGCCAGCCACCGCAGAGCGAGCTTTCCGAGTTCTCGTTGGCGAGCTGATGGAGGAAGCACCATGACCACCCACGACATCGACCTCGTCACGCAATGGCTCGCCGCGCGGGACAACGAGAAGACCGGCGTGCGCGCCTATCACGGCGAAAGCCCATGCATTCCCGCCGCGGCCCTTCTCGAGGTCTGCCGGCGCATCTTTAGCAAACCCACAACCAACCCATGAAGACAACCCACACCAAAGCCCAAAGCACACGCATCCTCAGTTACCTCAAGCGCGGCAACAGCATCACCCCGGTCTCGGCCATGAGCCGGTTCAAGTGCATGCGCCTCGCTGCACGCATCGCCGATCTGCGAGACGCCGGCCACCGAATCACTTCGCGCATCATGCAGCGGAATGGCAAGCGGTTCGCGTCTTATTCGTTGGCGTGACTCGCAAGCGAACAATCGGACAAGCCGTGAGTGTCCAGAGGCTCCGCAGCAATCCAAGTTTGAGCGGAAGGAAAGGCACGCGCCCCGCCGTGCGCAGCCGAACCGCGGCAGCGGGTGATCTTCTCTGCGCCTGGCCGGTCGCCCACAACGAGTGGCGCATCCAGTCGCGCATCGGTGCGGCGTCCAAATACCTGCGCTCCGGGCTGAAGCTGACGCGCTGCGCCTGGGCCATTTGTGGCGGGCATCTGGTCATCTTCAAGGTGATCGGCTCCAAGGCTGATGCCCAGCGTGTGATGCGGAATGCGACCCGCCAACTAAGGGAGATTTCTACAGAGAGGGCATTTCACGATTTGCCCCGCAGTGGCGTTTTTATTGACTGACTATGGCAAGACCGCGGACCAAATCCAAACCACGCAAAGCAACGAACAAGAAGGTTGAGATCGTTGAGGGCGAAGACGGCAGGGAGATCGTCAAGGTGCAAGGCTCCACGGGCATGGAAGTGCCCGAGAGCAAGGCCCAGAAGATCATGGCCGCCCACGTTGCCGGCGTGCCTGTCACTCAGATCGCCCGGGCGTTCAATACCAGCTACCACACGATCATCGCCTTAGTGCGCAACCGGCCCGAGCTGCTCGAGAAGGCGCGGACAATTGCGGCGAACAATTGGAAGACTCTAGCAGCGGTTGGCACCGCGGAACTTTTTGAGCGGCTGCCAGATATGAAAGACCACGCGCTGACCGTGATGTCCGCTATCGCTACCGAGAAGTCAGAGCTGCTGTCCGGTGGAGCCACGCAGCGAGTTGAGCATGTGATGGCTCCGGCGGCCGATGCTTGGCAGGACTTTGTGAGCGGCTTGAGGAGCGCGAACGTCATCGATGTGCCGTTTGAACCGGTCAGCCCTGAAGCGCCCGGGACGCAAAAGGCCGCTGCACTGCCGGCTGCTGCTATTGAGATTGAGACTGGCCCTACAGAGGAAAGTGAGAGATGAGCCGCAAACCGACCAAGTCGTTAATGCGACAACAGAGTAGAGCCGCTGCACATGAGAGTTATTGGGTTCGGTTATGGAGGGGAGGAGGGGGTCTGTCGTTATCAATTTCTCTAATACCCCCCACCGATAGCGCCTCGCGAAATTTTTTATAAAAACACTTTATGATCAAGCACATCCTATCCGCCGCAAAGTCAACCCTCAGCCAACCCATCAGTCAACCGGACGCCAAGCCGACAGATAAGCCGGCCACAGAACCCGCCAAGCCAATCCCCTCGCCTACCCCAGAACTATCCCCAGCGCCCAAGCCGGAAGCCATCCTCAAGTCCACCCCAAAGACCGCCAAAGAACTAGCCGTCGAGACTGCCGCCCAGATCGGCTACAGCGC